GGCTTCAGAACCGGCACTCCGAAGCTGAAGACGTTGAAAGGCTTCACCTGGTCGAGCGCCCTTCAACTGGCAAAGAAGTTCCTTCCCGGCAGCTACATCCGCCAGACGGAGGAGTTGGCGAAAGACAAGCTGTTGTCGGACCGTGACCTTGAGGAGGTGTCCTTGAGCGACACTCCCGACGGAGTTTCCCGTCAGGTATGCATGCGCGAGGCCCTTGGCGTCTGCGGCATCCAGGTGGTTCAAGACGAGACGTTCTACGTGGAGCCTAAGAAAGAGGAGGTGTTATGAGACACGGTGGAGCGCGGAAGGGAGTGAGCTACGCGAAGCGTGTGTCTGACGTGAACCGCATCTACGACCGTTACCTTCGTAGCGGCCTCTCGAACCGTGAGATATGGCGTCGGTACATCTACCCTCGCTTCGGGATATCGGAGCGTACATTCTACTACATGCTGAAAGCTCCCTCCCTTCGCGCCCCCGTGATACCGAAAGACATGCAGCTTTACTTGGAGTTTGAAGATTAAAGATGAAAGATGAAAAATTAAAAAATAATGAGTGATGAGTTATGGATGCGGACGCTTTGTTGAAACAGATATTGCGGGACATCAAGGTGGAGGTTCTTGACGCCGCTTCGATGAATTTCCGTAACCAGGGTTTCTTTGGCGAGGCCTGGAAGCGGCGTGTGGGCCCCCTGCGCCCCGGCGGCGCGACCTTGGTTGACAGCGGCCGCCTTCGCAAGTCGATATCCTCGGAGATCCAGGGCAACTCGATAGTCTTCACCTACGGTGAGAAATACGCCCCGTACCACAACGAGGGAGCCGAGGTGCGGGTGACCGAGAAGATGAAGATGTTCTTCCGCCGGAAGTATTACGAAGCCTCCAGCGGCATCACCAGGGACGACAAGGACGGCAGCCGCAAGAGACGTCGCGGGAAGTTGACCGACGGCGGCTTCTACGCGATGATGCAGAAGCGCAAGGCCGGTCCTGAGGCCGAGTTCTGGGGTTATTTGTCGCTGAAGAAGGTGGGCAGCGTGATCAAGATACCCCGCCGCCGATTTCTTGGCAGCTCTCCTCAGTTGGAGGCGGCAGTTCGTGAGATCATCGAGAAGAACCTGGAGGAGTATTTTAAAGGATTAAAGATTAAAGATTAAAGATTAAAAATTAAAATGGAAAAGGAGATTTATCTTAGCGTTATGGAGGCCTTGCTGTCGCTCCAGGACAGCGACGGCGAGGCGTTGGTGAAGTACATAGACTTGTGGAACCGCAACGTGGAGTTCATCGACCAGGAGGCAGCGTGGGAGCGCCCTGCGGTGTTTGTTGAGTTCGCCCCGTTGACGTGGGAGCACGTGAAGGCTCCTGTTGACAAGTCGTGTTCGATGCGTTCTCGTGGTTTGATGAGATTGCACATTGTGACGGACTGGCACGGTGGTGCGAGCAGCAGCGAACTGCCCTCGCGGATATTGTCCCGGCTTGGCCGCATGGACCTTTGCAACGAGATTGTGGGTGCGGTGACGGGTTTGAGTGGTGAGACCTTCAGCGACATGAAGCTGTCGGAGTCTTCTTACAGCCACGACCACGAGGAGATAGTAGAGGATTTGGCGACTTTCCGTTACATGTCATGGAGGGAGTGGTGAGAAAGATGAAAGATTAAAGATGAAAGATTAAAGATTAAGATTAAAAAATTAAAGGAAATGACACAGGTAGAATTTGAAAGGCAGTTGGCCGCCATGAAGGCTGACAAGAACAGAGAGCTGGAGGCCGTCGAAAGGTGGCAAGTGGAAATGAAGGGCAGGATTGGCGCCCAGCGCAGTCGTTGCAAGAAGGCCGAGCTTGAATTGTCAAGGCTGAAGGCCGAGCAGCGCGGCCTGGCTTCAAGGCGTGTGGAGTTGGAGCGCAAATGGAGTGCTCGCATTGCGCAGTTCAAGTCTGAGAACTATTGCGAGTCTCGTGAGCTGGAGGCTATCAGCGACTACGCCTTGGTGAAGGAGCTGTCTCGTCGCGGCTGGCACGGCCCGATTCGGAACTTCCGCCCGGACATGGATGAGGAGCACAAGTTGGGTGTCATCAAGAAATTCAACGAGCAACAAGGTTTAGAAGATGAAAGATGAAAGATTAGAGATAAGAGCGGCGGCGAAACCGCCGCGTACAGTGGCTGTGATGAAAGATGAAATAGTAATGCATACTGAGAATGTCGGTTATGCCGGGTTCCTCGATTATGACGGATTTGAGAGGATGGAGGTGGCAGGTTGGCCGTCGATAGATTGGAGCCGTGACATGGACTGCCCGGAATGTGGCAAGTCGAGCCATTTCGATGACAGGAAGGTTCCTGCGAAGCCAGTTGGCTGGTGCGACACCCCTCAAGGGTTTATGCTTGTGTGTGAATGCCCCTGCTGCTATACGAAATACCGTTTCCACATCAGCACGTTAGGTCGCTGGGACAAGGACGTGTTCTACCGTGACTTTGCCCTTACGCTTCGTCGCTATGAGATGAATGATGGGTGAAATTTTATGTATCATGCATGTTAAAGGCGCACTGTCCTCTCGGATGGTGCGCCTTTCTTTGATTACCTATAAAAAAAAACTGATAACAACCTGAAAACCTACTTACCTAAACAATCTGAAAATTATGAAAAAACATTGGATTTTCTTTAGTATTGTCGTTGATGGGCGTCATGCATGCGGGAATTTTTGATGTTTTTTGAAAAAAAAGTGGCGAAATATTTGGAGTGAATGAGGGGATTTTGTATATTTGCATCGTCCTTAGTGACTAACCGGGTGACATACCCGAGTGGGGCAGGAATGAACCGGCACCGCCCATTACCACCTTCGGGTGGTTTTTTTATTGTGAGTATTGCCTAATAAAGCCAACGATAAATCTTGAGTTTATATCATTCCGTTTAATTGATATTTCTCTCTTTCCCTTAAAGATCATCACTTCTATGGCATTGGGGTTGTTTTCGAAATAATGCTTGATGGCGATGGCAAGTCTTCTGGGATTGTAGGTTGTGGTCATGTTCAGAACGGCTCGATTTGCCTGGCCGGCACTTGCGCTGAGTCTCGCCCCGACAGAATTTTGTCCTTCGACACTCTTGAGGTCTGCCAGTTTGAACAATCCCTTTCTTGCCATGATGTAGTCAGCAGATTTCGTCTTCCTTGGGTTTGGAAGCATGAACACCTCATACCCACGCAGGACGGCTTTTTGTGCACACGCCAACAAATTGTCCCAGTCCTGGTCCTTTTCCCTTTCCTCTCTTTTTCCCACGATCCAAACACCATCCTCAAGTGATTTGAACTGTCTGCTTTGAGTAATTTGCTTCATCAAAGCAACAAATTCAGCCCCATCAACATCTTGCAGTTTTCGGATGGCCTCCCCCATGTCAAACGGCTTTGCATTCTCGTCGCACTTCTTATGCAGGAGCCTGCATGCCTGGCATAGTTTTCCCACTGGCAGTTTCTGCCCTTTGTCCAAGGTCTCCTTTGCCCCGAGGCTGCACCCATTGCACTTGGAGGCGGTGTAAGGGTTGCTTGCCGGGAAGACGCGCTGCTGCTTTCCGGGGTTGAACTTGAAGATGCTTTCGTTGTCGGTTCCTGTTGCTAGTTGTCCGAGCGCCATGGCCTCGTCGTGGGGCGTTGTTGGGTATTTGGACTTCCGTACCTGCACGACGTCGCACCTGCATCTCCATCCATTTGGCGGGAAGTATTCCTCCCAGAAGGTGTCGGAAGGTGGCAGGGTGATGCCGTCGAGTGCGGCGTGTTCCGGCCTGACGCGGTCGTCGCCGGCGGTTCTGTATTGCAGGTTGTACCTGTCTCCGTCCTGCTCGAAGCGTTCCCATTTTGCGGCCATCTGCGCCGAGGCGGCAGCGAACTCGTACTCTGCGCGGAGGTAGTGTCGGTTGTAGGTCTCGTCAATTTTTCGAACGTCGTTCAAGAACTGTTCGAACGGCTTTCTATCGCCGTTCTCATCGACGAGTGCCGGGAATGCCTCGCCCATCTCCCTTATGGCCTTCATCCCGGAGAAGACCCAGGTGGAGCGCTGCAGCCGCGAGCGCATGGCTTCCGACATCTGCATCTTTTGGAAGGCGGTATCGAGGACGTTGGCATGCGTGTCGATGAAGTCGAGCGTTCCCTTTTCCGCAAGGATGTTGATGGAGAGGGTGGCTCCCTTTTGTTCCCAGAGCACCCTCATCATGGAATCGAATTTCCCGGAGAGGCCGCTTGAGGATGAAAGATTAAGGATGAAAGATGAAAGATTGGTTTTTGCGACGGCGTAGCCGCCTGTGGAGAAGTGTTGCCGCCCCACGTTCGTGGGGCTCAGACGAAAAAAGGCGGCAGTTCTCCGGCGGTGTGCGACTGTGTTGCGACGGCGGAGCCGTCACCTGCAGAGAAGCCATTGGCGTCGGTGCGCCTTTCTCCGACGGGGATGCCATACTTGTCGGTGAAGTATTCCTTGTCGATTTCGAAGTTCTGGAGGAGCATGGTTTCGACTGCTGTCATCTGCTCCGGTGTGTAGTCGAGGGGGTAGTCCCACTCGAAGTGGAGGTTTTTCACCGGGAACTCGTATCTCTCCATGAGCGGGAGGACCTGGCCGTTGACGAAGTCCCTCAGTCCGTCGGCGATGGCCTCGACGAGGTTCCTGAGCACGTCGAGGTGTGTTTGCGACTGCGAGAGGCTGGACCCGTCCTCGATGGTCATGGTCTGTCCGATGACGAGCTTTGAGAGTTCGCGGTCGCATCTTTCGATGCGCCTGTCATAGACCTCGAAGGCGTCGCTCTTTGCGTTCTCGACGACGTCCACCTCCGTTCCCTCGGGCATGACGGCGACAGCGGAATGCCCCATCTGTTCGAGCATGCTCATGATTCTGTCGCGGTCCTTGTCGTCGCGGCTTGCGGTGTGTGCGACCCTCATGGGCATTCCGAAGATTTCGGCGAACGCGTCCCAGTACTGCTCGACGTTTTTCTTGGGAATGGTGTATCTTGCACATTTGAGGTATAGTCCGAGGTCTTCTGTGCTTCCCGCTACGAGCAGTGTGCCGGCCTCCTTTGTCCCCTCCCATTCATAGCCGGCGGTCCAATGGTCTCCCGAAATGGTGACGATTCTCCCTTTCTCGGGTATGACGTGCTCCCTTGGAATGAGGTCAACGCACCTGAACCTCCTTACTCCATCCTCAGCGTCGTATGGCTGTGTGACCTGTATGAGGGAGAACCCCCAGTATCTTGCATCGAGGTAGATGTCCACGACCCTTTTGAACCACTGTGTGTCGAGCAGCTTGACGGCGTTTTCGTCTGCCTCCCCCCTGTCGTTGACGAGCTTGAATGATCGTGCCTTGACCATTCCGTTGATTTGTGCGACGGCCCCGGAGAGATGTCCGTCGAGTTCGACATCCCTGTATATGCGGTAGAGTGGCGCTCTTTGCGGGTTCTCGACGTCGATGGCGCACTGGTGTGCGTTCCTCCACCTTGCGAGGTCGGATCGTGTGAGGCTCTGTGTCTGCCTCATGAGTTCGACGACGAGCCTTCTTGTGGCCTTTGGCATCCTTGCGAGGCTGATGGTTTGCGCCTTGTCCTTTTTTCGAGTGAGTGCGCTGATGAAATCCTTGATGTTCATATTGGTGTTATGGGAGATGATGTGAGTGGATTTGCGGCGGCGGAACCGCCGCTTGCGGAGAAGCCTTTTGGCGTGGATGAGCGGCGGCGGAACCGCCGCGCACGGTGGCTGTGATGGAGCCACTGCCGGAACAGGTTGGAGGGGAGGGCTACCACTGGTTGTTTCTTTTCCATGCGGAGCTCCAGTTGATTTTCGCGTAAGGAGTGTTTCCGTCCTCCCCTGTTCCGTTGTCGAGTGGTAGATTCGGAACGATTTTCCCGGCTGCGACGCCTTCGAGCCATGCGATGGCCCTTTTGTACCTTTCCTCCCTTATTTCGTATCCGAGCCTGTTGGGCATGGAGGATACCATGTGGTAGAGCGCGATGTCAGCAGCGACCATGACGACTTGCGGGTTTCTTTGTTCTGCTTGTGCGCTGAAGACGGCGTTGATGTCGTACTTTGGCCTGAGGTATCCTGCGATTTCCTCGAGGGCCTCCTTCTCTGCGGTGTAGATGATTTCCTCGGAGGCTTGTGAGACGGCCTTGAAAGCGGTCTCTCCTATGACGACGCGGTAGTCATTATCGGTTAGGAACATGGGAGAAGATGAAAGATTAAAGATGAAAGATTAGGGCGGCGGCGCAACCGCCGCGTACGGAGAAGCCTCTTGTCGTGGATGCCCGGCGGCGAAACCGCCGTGTACAGAGGCTGTGATTAGAGATGAGGATGTGGATTAGAAGGTGTCTCCAAGTTTTTCCAGGGCCTGCTGCATTCGCTTCCGGTGCTGCTCCTTTGAGAGTTGCGGTGCCGTGGTTTTGTTGTTTTCCCAGGGGAAGAGAACGAGGTCTGTGGGTTTGAGTGATTTTTTGGCCCAGGGCTGCAGCATGCAAGCTGCGAGCCACCTGTTCCTTTCCCAATTGTGTTGCTCGTTGAGCTGTACCATTTCGCTCCATGCCTTGCAAGCCTCGTCCCACTCGTCGGTGTATAGGTTCTCGAAATCCTGTACTGTCATGTTCATGACTCCGACGGCCTGTCCGAGGAGCTGGAGTATGCCTACGTTTTTTTTTGTTGCTCTTGGTTGTTGTCGTCGAGCATGCCTTGGTTCTGTTTGAGCCAGTTTTCGATGACATCTGTTTCGAGTTGGTCTGCGAAGTCCATGAGGCTCATGTCGAACTTCATCCCCTCCCTTTTTGCGGCGGAGCAGACGCAGCACCAGAGGAATGTGCAGAGGTCCTCGATGGAGCCGTCCATGTTGGAGACCTCCCTTCCGGTCTCCCTTTTGAACCTGAGGAGGGCTCCCATGGTTGGGCGGCAAGGGTATTCCTTGCCGTCCACGTTGATGATGATTTGCGCCATGGATTAAAGATGAAAGATTAAAGATGAAAGGTTTAAGGGTTTAAGAGTTTAAGGGTTTTATGTAGGTGAGCCGTTCACCAATGGTGATGGATCGATGCGTGACGGGTCGAGCGTGTCGGGTGGTCCGTCGTTGTCGAATGTTGCCTTGTATGATGCATCGTCCTGTGCGGGTGCGTTCTCTTCGAGCGATGAGATGACGAAGCTTCCGACGAGGTATGGTGACTGGTCGTTTTCCCTCTCACAAAGTTTGAGTTGTACGGGCTGTCCTGTTTTCCATGCGTCGAGTAGATCCTTGAATCCGAACTCTTCCTCGTTGTAGAACCTGAGTCCCTCTGTCTGTACTTGAATGGAGAGTCCGACGACCCCCTTTCTTTTCCAGAAGCTTGAGGTCCTTGAGTTTGCCGCGAGTGGCTTTACTGCTCGGTCCTTAGTCTCAGAGTTGAATGTTGCGGTGTGTGTGGAGCAATGTCCGATGGCCTTGGTGGCTACGTAAAGGAGCAAGTCTGAGCCGTTTACGTATCCTTGTGGTGATACTGAATATTCTTGTGGCATTTTTAAAAAGATGAAAGATTAAAGATTAAAGATGAAAGATTAAGATGTGAAGATGTGAGGATGCAAGGTCCTTCATTGTTTCCTGTTTTTGATGGATGCGAGTACGAGGATGGCGATGCCCGCTGAATTGAGGACTATGGCCGCCCACATCATCGTTTGTTGCAGGGAGTGTCGCTTTTCGGGTGGCTTGTCATCGGCCTTTGCCATGGCCTTGCTTTGTGTTTGCCGTGTCTGCTGGTTTTGTGCCTGTGCATTGGCCTTCACGGTCACCTTTGGCGTCCTTGGTGCTGTTGCGGTGATGGTCATCCCGTAGTTGGTCCTCTTCGCGGTGATTGTTGCGTTGCCGCTGGTGGTCGTCCATGCCGCCCCCTGCGGCAGTTGTCGGATCATGGTTGTGTCGAGTTCCATTTTGGCGGTGTCCGCCCCGTTTTGCATCATGGTCATTGTCATTTGCGTCATTGCCGTTGTGTAGGCTTGTGTCGAGTCGCTGTGTTGCAAGGTTGCCGTCGCCGCCGCCTGGTGTGTCCTGCAGCTGGCTGCGGACAGGGCAATTGCTGTGATAAGGGCAAAGCTGCACAGCCTTCTGTATGTCCTGTATGGCCTTTGAGAGCCTTTGCAGGGCCCTTTTGAGTGCCCTGCTCTCGTCTGCGATGTTGTCGCTTTGTTGTATGATTTTGGCATTTTCATTTCGTAGTTGCATGATTTCGTTTGAGATGTCGTGATACATGACCTTGTAGGTGTCGTGCACGACCTTGTCGTTCCTTGTGTCCCTGATTCTCTTGGAGAGGATCCATGCGACGGCCCCTCCGATGCCTCCCGGCACGGCCCACTGTAAGAACTGGAATATTTCATGCATGTGAGAAGAGAGATTAAAAGTTGTTTTGTTTGTTTGGATGTGCGGCGGCTGAGCCGCCGCGTGCCGAGAAGCCTTTGGCGTGGATGCACGGCGGCGAAACCGCCGCGTACTGTGGCTGTGATACAGCCACAAACGGAACACCGTGGAGAGAATGTTTAAGCGGATACTCCGGAGCAGAGCACGACGCCGCTGTCGGCCTTTTTGGGCATGGCGACGAACCACTCCCTGAAGCCGATGAGGTTCTGTCTGTTCTGCGGGTCCTGTGCTGCGTCGTGGAAGTACATCTTTCGTGAGCCGGACGCCTTGAACACCCTTTTGACGTGGAATGCGAATGAAGCCATGAAAGCCCCTGTTGCAGCATCCTCCTGTGCGGTGACGACTTGTTTTTGGAGCGTCTTGAAGACGGGGTTTGCGTTGAACTCATAGACCTCGAATCCGTAGATTTGTCCGATGCGCCCTGTGTTTCGGTCGATGCCCTTGTACTGCTCGGCGAAAGCCTGTGAGGTTTCGAGGAGGTCGGCGGCGTGCGCCGGGCAAAGGATGAGCCGTCTTGCATCGTTGGGGACGTAGAGAGCGTCCATCTTCCTCTTCATTTCGAGGATGTCGTTGATGGTGCATTTCTTCCTTCCGTCTGCATCGGCAGTTCCCGTTGTAGCGAAGACGGGGGTGGTGGCGGTGTTTCCGGCGGCGCACATCCTGTATGCGGCCCTGCGGAACTTGGCGGCGTTGAGTGCGTCGGTGTGGTTCTGTATGACGAGTGCTATTTTGTCATAGGAGATGGCGTGTAGTTCATCGTCTGTGACGGCAGTGTTCTTGGAGTCGAACTTGTCGAGCTTGATGACGATGTCGTCATCCTCCTGCGAGACGATTTCGATGGGGTACTGGTTGTTGTTGACGAGCACGTCCGGGTCGGCCCCTACGTCCACGAGGTGTATTCCGTCGTTGTCGACCTTTGCGGATGCGTCTTGCACTCCGTCGAGCCATGAGCCGTCGAGCGCGGCCTTGAATGCCTTGACGAGTTCTCCGGTCCATATTTCCACGAGTACACCGTCGCATACGGCTCCCTTGGGCAGGAACTGCCCTGCGAGGACGGAGGTGATGACGGCAGCAGTTCCGCCGTCGATTGGGTTGAAACCTGCAGCGGTGGCCATGGCGTGCCCCGCGAAGAAGCAGATGATTGTTGTGAGGATAAGATTGAAGATGTGTTTCATTTTGGGATTGTTTTTAAATTTGTGAATGCTTGGTTGGTGGGATGTAGCGGAGGCGGAGCCTCCGCCTGCTGAGAAGGCGCTTGGTGTGGATGCACGGCGGCGAAACCGCCGCGTACAGTGGCTGTGATACAGCCACAAACGGAACGCCGCTTAGTGAGAGGGAGGCTGGCGGGGCGGCTTCTATTGACTGTCCTGCTGCATCTGCATCTTGATGCCGTATTCGGCCTCGTAGAGCTGCTGGTATCTCGTTGGATCCTCCTTTCGGAGCGTGAGTAGTTCGCTTTCCGGCACGTCTGAGAGTTTCTTGTACTCCTTGTTGCCGGCGGGGTTTTGCTTCTGGAGGATTTCGACGATGCGCCTGGGCTTGGGCATGTCTTCGAAGATGTCTTGCAGTGCGTCGGCCCCGATTTTCTTTCCGAGGTCGATGTAGTGCTGCTTCCTGTCGGCAGTGATGCGCTGCTGGAGGATGGCATTCTCGACATGCTTTTGCACGTGAGCGAGCTGTTCCTGCTGCCTCTTTTTGTTGATGTCGTCGAGGTTCTTTTGAACGAGTGCGAGTTGCTGCCTGGCCTCCTGGAGGTCGTTCTTTTGCTTTACGAGTGCTTTTCGGACGTCGTCTTCCGTTGCTACCTCGCCGAGTGCGAGAAGGAGGATGAGTTCTTGTAAATTCATTGTTTTTTGATTTTTTATGGTTGGTTGCTGTTTTGCGAGATGGATGAGCTGTTGTGGGAGGATGTCTTTCCCCTGATGCCTGAGGGTGACAGTAGCGGGGTTCTCCGGCACGTCCACCAGTGAGACCTCGAAGATTTCGCTCTTGGTGACGACGGGAATGTCGTTTCCGCCGAGGTCCTGCTGCCCGGCGACCTCTATGACATCGACACCGATGGAGCATGCCCTTACGCTTCCGGCTTCGTATTGCGCCTTGATCTGCCGGCTGAGTTCTGTTACCTCGTCGAACCATGGCTCTGCCGTGATGGCGTCCTCCTCGACCTTGATGTCCCTCATCTGGCCGATGACTGTCCCCCTCTGGTGCATCCATAGGAGCACGGGGTTTTTGCTGTATCGTTTTAGCGAGACTCCCTTGGTGAGTATTCGGAAGCCCCTTCCGTTGACAGTTGCGTCGGTGATTTTGATTCTTTTCATGTTGCAAAGTTGGCATATTGTGCTGATGCTTGCAAGAAAGTGCGCAACGGTTGCGTAGTAGTGCGCAACGGTTGCGCGTTTAGTTTGTGGGCGCGAATGTTTTTTGCAATTTTGCATTGCAAAAAACTAAAAAACGCAATGGGAACAAGACAAGAAATGGAAAAGAAAAAGTCGGTGGCGTTGCAGCTGTACCTGTCCGGCGAGGACCAGAAGACGATAGCGGAGCAACTGTCATTGACAGCTGCGACGGTGTCTCGCTGGGCGCTGTCGGGGAAGTGGCGTGAGCAGCGTGCCGCCCGCACGGTGACGCGCCCGCAGTTGGTGAACAAGATTCTGCAGGCGATAGACGACTTGCTTGAGAAGGTGCTTCACAGCGAGGAGACGGAACTGCTGTCGGGTGTGCCGGACAAGCTGTCGAAGCTGGCCTCTACGATAGAGAAGCTTGACAAGAAAGCGAACATAGTAGATACGATCGAGGTGTTCATGGCCTTCTCGAAGTGGATGGAGTACCAGTCGCAAAGCGACCGCGAGATCACCCCGGAGCTTTTGGCGGCCTTCAACAAGTACCAGAACAAGTACATCATAGAGAAGATGAACTCCTGAGCTTGGCGACGGCGGAGCCGTCACCTGCGGAGAAACCGCTTGGCAAAGAAAAAAACTTGAAGAGCAATGGAAGGGACTCGAGAAAAGAACGAAGCTTTGAAGTCTTGGCAGGAGCACTGCCAGCATGTCGCCCGTGTGACCTCGCAAGGCCGTACGAGCGCTGAGACAGCTTTGGACAAATCCGCCCGCGTGAAGCGTCTCCTTAAAGACTACGACGCATTCTGCGAGTGGTATTTCCCCCACTACCTTGAGAAGCGCGACCCCGTGACGGGCGCGGTTTCGGGGATGGTGCACAACGCCCCCTTCCACAGCGCTGCAGCGAGGAAGGTGAAGTCCTGCCGCGACTTGAAGGCCGTGTTCATGTGGCCTCGTGGCCATGCGAAGAGCACCCATTTCGACATCTTCATCCCCTTGTGGCTGATGATGCAGGAGCCCCGGGAGGTACGTTTCATGGTGGTGGTGGGCAAGTCTTCGGACTCTGCGATTCGCCTTCTTGGCGACATCCAGACGGAGCTGGAGTACAACCGCCGCATCGTGGAAGACTTCGGTGTCCAGGTGTCTTGCGGCGACTGGCAGGAAGGCGAGTTCACGACGAAGGGCGGCGTCCACTTCATGGCTGTAGGCCGTGGTCAGTCGCCTCGTGGGTTGCGGGACCGCGAATCCCGTCCCGACTACATCGTGATCGACGACCTGGATGACGACGAGCTATGCCGGAACGAGCGCCGCGTGCGTGAGATGACGGAGTGGGTGAAGGGCGCGTTGTTCGGTGCCTTGGACGTTGGCCGCGGCCGTTTCATCATGGTGGGGAACCTGATCAGCCGTACTTCTGTGCTTCAGAACCTGAGCGAGACGGAGGGCGTTTATTTGTCGAAGGTGTATGCCCTTGACAAGGACGGTGAGCCGACATGGAAGGAGAAATGGACGCGTGAGGAGGCGGAGTCATACCGCAGTTTCGTGGGTTACAAGACTTGGGAGAAGGAGATGCAGCACCACCCTGTGACAGAGGGCTCGATATTCAAGTCGGAGTGGATTCGCTGGAAGCGGCTGCCGAAGCTGTCGATGTACGACGACCTGGTGTGCTACACGGACCCGTCGCTGAAGTCGAAGACGTCGAACGACTACAAGGCCTGCCGTCTGTGGGGCCGGTTGGGGAAGGAATACCACCTTGTGGACTGCTTCGTGCGCCAGGGGACTGTGGGGATGATGGTGTCGTGGCTCTACGACCTGTACGAGCGCACGCGTGACGTGTGCTCCATCCGCTTCTACATGGAGGCGAATTTCTGGCAGGACACGATATTGGACGAGTTCGAGCGCGAGGGCGAGGTGCGTGGCTACCAGCTTCCGATGATGCCGGACAAGCGGAAGAAGCCTGAGAAGCTTGCGCGCATAGAGGCTGTGAGCCCTTTGTGGGAGCGCGGCTACGTGTGGTACAACTCCGCTTTGCAAGGGACGAGCGACATGGAAGCGGGGATAGCGCAGACGCTGGGCTTGGAGCGCGGGAGTACGATTCACGACGACGCTCCCGACGCGGACGAGGGTGCGTTGTGGCTGATGATGCGGAAGAGCCGGGTGGTGGACCCGGGCGTTGTGAAGCTGCTGCCTCGGGGAAGGGGTGTGGCGTGGTGAGTTTAGTTGCGCCGGCGGAGCCGCCGCCTGCGGAGAAACCTCTTGGAGGGGTGAATGAGATTAGAATGAGATTAGAACGTGATTAAAACAACATTATAAAATATGAGAGAAACGATAAACATAACGAGAGGAACGGACGTGGTGTTGAACGACCGGCTCCTGTTCCGGGGCAAGACATTCGACCCTTCGCTGTGCGTGAACGTTGAGGCGCATCTGGTGTCTCGTGCCGGTGTGCGCACGGCTTTGGGTGTCGAGGTGGTTGACGACTACCTTGTGATTACGATTCCGTGGATTACAGGCCGTGTTCCTGGTTTCTACGGCTTGGAGGTACGTGGCATGACGAACGGCCTTCGCTGGGCGACCTACGCTGACTCGTTGATTCGCTACACTACTTCGACGTCTGCGGGCGACTCCCCCGAGGTGACGGTGTCTTCGGATGCGTACGACATCTCGCAGCAGGTGTCGTACAGGTATGGGGAGAGCCCGATATCTGAGGTTCGTGTGGACGTGGAG